GGATCTTTAGAAGAAGGCAAACCAGTATATCCTAACTGGAATATGGAAATACATTTATCTAAAGAAGATTTAGAGCCAGCTCAAGTACCAGTATTTATTGGTATTGATTTTGGTTTAACACCAGCTGCAGTCTTTGGTCAAAAGCTACCTAATGGTAGATGGTTAATACTACAGGAGTTAGTATGTTTTGATATGGGTATAGCAAGGTTTAGTGAATTACTTAAACATGAGATAGCAAAGAACTATAGAACGCAAGATATTGAAGTATATGGCGATCCGGCAGGAGATTTTAGAGCTCAAACTGATGAAACAACACCATTTCAAATACTGCGACAAAATGGCATAATGGGTAAACCTACTCATAGTAATGATGTAGCTTTAAGAATAGAAGCTGTTGAAACCTCATTAGCTAGATTAATAGAAGGATCTTCTGGTTTTTTAGTAGATCACAGATGTATAAATCTTAAAAAAGGTTTTAATGGTGGTTATTTCTATAGAAGAATGCAGACTTCAGGCGATAGATATGATGAAAAACCTATGAAGAATAGATATTCCCATGTTCACGATGCACTACAGTATTTATTACTAGGTGCTGGTGAAGGTAAACAGTTAATAGCTGGAAAAGCTAAAAGTCCAACAGTTGTTAAAACTAGAGGTTGGAGTATATTTGGTGATAAAAAAAGAAGAAGTGTATGGCAAAACAGAATGAATGGTTAGTATATTTCTACGAAAATAGAGATTATCATAGGCATACTAAATTTTTTAAAAAAGGTTTTAAGCATTGTGGAGTAATGGGTTATGATCCTGAAAAAAAAATATGGATAATATCAGAATACTTATTCGGTAAATTAAATATAGAAATACTAAATGAAGAAGAAGTAGATAAAATATTTAGATTAATACAAATGAAGAATGGACACATATTAAAAGTGCCAATACAAGATAAAATATCTAAGTTTCCTGTTATTATGGGATCATGGATTAAAGAGCATAGCTGCGTTAGTTATGTTCAACGATTAATAGGCTGGTCTAGGTTTTGGATATTTACACCTAATCAGCTATATTGTGCGTTGAAAAAGAATGGAATGTGTGAAATAGAACTATAATTATGGGTGCATTTCAAAAGCCAAAGTATAGAGAAACTGCTGCAGACAAAGCAGTTAGAGAAGATATTGAAAGAAGAAGGCAAGAAGAATTAAAAACTCAAGCTGAGCTTGAAGCAAAAGAAAAAAAATTAAAAAAAAGAAAAGCAAAAGGAATGGTTGGTATGAGATCATTATTCTCAAGAGCTGGTGGGAAAGGATTTTTTCATGAAGGTAAAGAAATCTAAAGAAAAAGAAAAAATTAAATTAAATAAATTAGGTTATCCAGTTAATGATCCTTATGGTTTAATAGCAGCTTTTGTAAATGTTATTCCACCTATGACAGTATTTGGTAAAAACAATGAAAGAAAGAAAATATAATGAGTAGTGAAGGCTCAGTAACTCAAGCTGCAAATAATCAAAATCAACAAAATCAAAATCAAGCAACACAAATTGCTAAAGAAGTTAAAAAAGAAATTGGTTTAACAGCAGTAGGTGGTCTTGGTGGAAATAATCAAGGTTATATAGCAGCAAATGCTCCTAATCCATTAATGTATGGAGGTTATGCTTCTCAAGTAGCACAACAACAAATGGCTGATGCTGGACTTGGAACAGTTACACCTCAAGGAAGTTTTCAAAATATTGTAGGTAATCAAATTATATCTAGTACAGCGTCTATGATGGGTACTGGTATGGGTACTGGCGAACAAACAGTAATGGGCCAAATACCTATTTCTAAAAAAATGTTTGAACAACAAAAAAAATTACAAATGATAGCAACAGGAGCTATGGCTTTAGCTGGAGTACCATTAATGGGTGCAGCTTTTGCTGAATATAATGCAAATAAATATTCAGATTATGTAGATAGTTTTAATAATACATTGCAAAGTTCTACTTCTATGGTATCTTCAGGAAAAAGTGACAGTGGATCTACAAACGCTACAAGTACATCAATGGCTACAGGAACAACAACAATAAATGATACTGGAGTAGATGGTGGGCCTTCTGAAGCAGCAAGATTAAAAAAATTAGCATTAACTAAAAAAACAGCAGCTTTAGATGCTAAAAGAAAATTATTTAATACAACTAATCAAACAATTACAGGAGCAATGGTATAATGGCTTTCATTCCAACAGCAGAAAAAAATATTTCTTCAGGATATACTGATGAGAAATTTCAAAGTTTTTTAAAAAAATATCAAGATGCAGAAACAATTTTTGATCATTGGAAAGATAAATATGAAGAAGCATATGAGTACACAATGCCTTCAAGAGAATCATTCTATGAAGAAACTATAGGTGAAAGACGTACTGATAAAATATTTGATGAAACAGCAGTAGTAGGAATACAAGAATTTGCTAGTAGATTACAAGCTGGCATAGTTCCTACATATGGAAGATGGGCAAATTTAGAAGCTGGATCAGAAATACCAGATGATCAAAAACCACAAATTAATGAAGCATTAGATGAAATAACTAAATATGTTTTTGAAGTATTAAGTGGATCTAATTTTAATCAAGAAGTACATGAAGCATTTATGGATTGTGCTATTGGTACTGGTGTTATGTTAGTAGAAGAAGGTGATGCATTAAACCCAGTTAATTTTACAGCTATTCCTTTACCTAAAGTTATGTTGAATAATGGGCCAAATAATAAAGTAGATACAGTATTTAGAAAAAGACAAATACCTTACAATCAACTTATGGCTGCATATCCAAAAGCAGAAATGTCTGAAAAAATGTTTAATGCTATAGAAAAAAATCAAGGTAAAAAAGCAACTATAGTAGAAGGTGTTTACAAAATTTATGAAGAAGCAAATACAGAAAAATTTAAATACTGTGTTGCTTGTATGAATGAAGAAGAAATAATTTTTGAAAAAGAGTTAGATGGAATTGGTAGTAATCCATTTATTGTATTTAGATGGAATAAAGGATCAGGAGAAGTTTATGGTCGTGGGCCTGTCTTTAATAGTATGGCTGCAATTAAAACAACTAATCTTACAGTAGAATTAATATTACAAAATGCACAAATGAATATTAGTGGTATTTATACTTATGAAGATGATGGTGTTGTTAATCCTGATAATATAAATCTTGTGCCAGGTGCTTTAATTCCAGTAGCTCCAAACAGTAGAGGTCTTACACCTTTAGCTGGAGCTGGTAGATTTGATGTAGCACAGTTAATATTATCTGACATGAGACAAAATATTAAAAAAGCTTTATACATGGAAACACTTGGTAGACCAGAAGGTACTCCAATGTCAGCAACAGAAGTAGCAGAAAGAATGGCAGATCTATCAAGACAGATTGGATCTTCTTTTGGTAGATTACAAGCTGAGTTTGTTACACCATTACTTCGTAGAGTAATTAGAATATTATCTAAACAAGGTAGAATAAATATACCTAAAGTTGATAATAGAGAAGTTAAAATAATTGCTACATCACCATTATCACAATCACAACATCAACAAGATGTGGCTGTAGTTAATAATTTTAATGCTATATTAGCTCAAACATTTGGCCCACAAATTCTTAATATGATTGTTAAACAAGATGAAGTAGCTAGATATTTAGCAGAAAAATTAGGATTACCAGAAAAATTAATTAGAGATCCTCAAGAGCAACAAGCATTAATTCAGGAGTTGCAAAACATGGCACAACAGTCTAATGTAGCAGCAGATGAGTTGGGAATCCCTAGTCAACAACCGCAAAGACAATAATTCACAAGATACAAGTGAAATAGATAGAATATTTGCGTCTGTATTTTCTGATCCTGATGGAAAAAAAATATTAGAATTTTTTGATATAACAATTAATAATATTACATTAAATCCTAATGCAGAAGATAGGGTATTGTGGCATTTAGAAGGTCAACGATTTATGCTGCAACAAATTAAACTTAGAATAAAGCGAGGTAAAGAATGGCAGAAGAAGAAGTAGTTACACAACCAACAGAACAAACTGAACAAACTGAGAATAGTAAACCAGATTATGTTCAAGATAAATTTTGGAATAAAGATTTAAATGAAATTAATATTGAAGAATTATCTAGTAGTTATAATTCTTTAGAAAAAAAATTAGGAGCAAGAACAGAAGATTTATCTAAACAAATTAGAGAAGATATATCTAATGAGGTTAAAGCTAATGTTCCTGAAAAATATGAATTAAAAATGCCTGAAATACCAGAAAACGTACAAATGGATATTAATGCTGAAATGCCTTTATTAAAATGGTGGGGAGAAACTGCAAGAGAAAAAGGTTTATCTCAAGAAGAATATAATAAAGGAATAGAAGCATTTGTTAATAATGAAGTTTCAAATTTACCTGATGTAGATGGTGAAAAAGAATTATTAGGAGATAATGCTAATGCAAGAATAGAAGCTGCTGATTTATGGAGTAAAAAAAATTTAACAAAAGATTCTTATGAAGCTATTGCTAGTTTTGCTACTACAGCTAATGGAGTTAAAGCATTAGAAGAAATAATAAAACTTAATAAAGATGCTCCTATGCCTACTGTTGAAACAGCTATTGAAGCTGCTCCTAGTTTAGATGATTTACGATCTATGATGAAAGATCCTAGATACTGGAAAGATGGAGATAGAGATCCAGCTTATATTGCAAAAGTAGGTAATTTGTATGAAAAGTATTACGGAAGTCAGAAGGCGAGTTAAAGCTACTTGGCGTGATGCTCAATCATTCGCTGAATGGCTTGATCCTTTAGAAGCAAAAAAATTGAAACCAGCTATTAATTATAGTGAAGGTTATGTTTTAAAAGATGATGATGATACTTTAATTTTATATATGACCTATAATGATACAGACATAGGTGATACTTGTGTAATTCCAAAAGAAAATATTGTTAATATTTGTGAGTTGAAAAATAGCAAAAAAAGTGTCAGTAAACAATAAATAGACCTTTAAAAAGACAATAGGCCTTTATAAGACAACCTTATTTAGCTTTTTCAAGATAATCTACGAACAAAAGCAAACACGGAGGTAAAATGTCTGCTACTATAACTAATGCTTTTATCACTCAGTTCGAAGCTGAAGTGCATATGGCATATCAAAGACAAGGTAGTAAGTTCAAAAACCTAGTGCGTACTGTAAATGGAGTAAGTGGAGAATCTGTCAAATTCCAAAAAGTTGGAACTGGCGAAGCATCTACTAAAGCTCGTCACTCAGAAGTTGTAGCAATGAACATTAGTCATACTAATGTAACTGCAACTCTAGCTGACTACTATGCTTCAGATTATGTTGACAAACTAGATGAGCTTAAAACCAATATTGACGAAAGAAGTGTAATTGCAAATAATGCAGCTTACGCTTTAGGTAGAAAAACAGATAGTATCATTACTGATGCTATGAGTTCAGCTACTACTCTAGCAAATAATGCTGGAGCAAGTGGTGGATCTCCAGCTACTGACATGAATATTGACAAGTTTAAAGAAATGCAAGAATTATTCGGTACTAATAGTGTGCCTGATGATAACCAAAGATATTGGGCAATCGGTCCAAGTCAATGGGCTGATCTTTTAGCTGACGATCAATGGACTAGAGCCGAGTATATCGGAACTGCAGAACTTCCTTTTTCTGGTATGAATTATACTGCAAAAAGATTCTTAGGTTTCTTAACATTCGTTCATTCTGGTTTAGATACTTCTGGCTCAACAGATAGACACACTATTTGTTGGCACAAAACATCTATGGGTTTAGGTGTGGGATCAGAAGTAAGAACAGAAGTAAACTATATACCTGAAAAAGTTGCTCATTTAATGACTTCATACTTAAGTATGGGATCAATTATGATTGACACTAATGGTATTAGAGTACAAAAGTGTGCTGAATAGCAGAGAGGAGAATTAATTATGGCTTATGAACTAGCAAATCCAATTAAAAAAATCTCTCAGATGGGTGATTCCAATTCAATGTGGTATTACACAGATGGCGATGCTATTGGTACTATTGATAATGATGATTACTTTATCTTATCACATAAAGAACTAAGTGCTGGAGATATTATTATTGTAAATAGTGGTGGATCAAACGCAGTTGTAGATATATTAATTGTATCTGTAGATGATGGTGGATCTAACTTAAATACAGTAATACTAGCATAACTATATTATATGGAGGGGGGAATTTTTCCCCTCTCTATTTTTTATTAAAATGGCAGTAACAAAAGTAGATATAGCTTCAAGAGCTTTAGTAATGATAGGAGCTAATCCTATTTCATCATTTACTGATGATACTACAGAAGCTTTAGTTACAAATACAATATATGAAGAAGTAGTTGAATCTACATTAACTAGACATAATTGGAGATTTGCAACAGGACAACAACAGTTATCTTTGTTAGCAGATGCTCCTACTGGTAGATTTGAATATGCTTATCAAATACCTTCTAATCCTGAATGTTTAAAAATATTATCAGTAACTTCTAATGATGCATTATTACGATACCATAGATACGAAGATAAAATATATTTAGATGGTTTTGGATCATCAACAACAGTTATTATGGATTATGTATTTAGACAAAGCGAAGATCAGTTTCCCCCACATTTTAGATTAGCAGTAGAATATAAACTAGCTAGTATTTTTGGTGGATCAGTAGCAAGAGATGCAGCACTTGTTAGAGAGTTTGATCAATTAAGTGAAAGACAATTATTAATTGCAAAAAATACTGACTCCTCAGAAACTACAACTAAAACACTTTCTACTAATAGATTTATAACAGAAAGAAGAAGCAGTCGTAGTGGACTTGTAGTCAGTTAATGCCTAGAAAAATTAGACAAGTATATACCAACTTTTCTTCAGGAGAAATTAACAATCTCCTTAATGCAAGAACTGACGCTAAAGCATATTTTGAAGGTGGTAAACAAGTACGCAACTGGTATTTATTAGATGAAGGTGGAGTAATGCGTAGACCAGCTACTGAGTATATGGCTACAATGCCTGCCGAATGTAGAATAATGCCATTTGTATTTTCTAATGATGAAGTAGCAATATTTGCACTATCTAACAATCGGTTAGATGTTTATTCTAGTGCTGGAGCTGTTATTCAAAGCAATATTACATCAAATTGTAATTGGACAACAGCTCAATTATTTGAAGTAAATTTTGCACAATTTGGAGATACAGTTTTTTTATGTCATAGAGATAATCCAATAAGAAAAATTACAAGAACTTCTGCAAGTACATTTAGTGTTGCAGCTTATGCTTTTGAAGAAGATGATA